CAAAGAGTTCAGTAATGCAACCAGCGAACTAAGCAATGCAATCGGGACTGAGTTGCTCCCAGTTGTGACCCCAGCCGTCCAAGGGCTGACCAAGCTGCTTAAGGCTGCTGGTGATTTGCCAGGACCAATCAAAACAGTAGGGGCAGCACTTATCGGTCTTTCGGCGGCAGTCCTTGCGCTGGCATCTCCTGTTAGCGCTCTGTTAAAAGGAATTGCAGCATTTGCACCAGCAGCGGCAGGCGCGACAAGCGCGGCAAAGCTTTTGGCAGGTGCGATGGTGATACTTAAGGGGGCAATGCTGGCGCTGCCGTGGGTGGCAGCCGCCGCAGCTGTTGGGGGGCTAATAGCTTTAACCGTAAATTATTACAAAGAGCAATCAGACCTCAATTCATTGCTAAATGGCAGTGAAAAAGAAATTTCAAAATATGAAACTGCAATTAAAAAAACAAATGACAAATTAGCCGAAGCTAAAAGCAAGCTAAATGATATGAAAGGTGCAGGCGTCAGCAATGCCCGTGCCATTCGATCACAAAAACGACGAGTTGACGAACTTAGGAGCGAATTAGAGGGCGTCAAAGGCGTCTACACCGCAAAAGTTCAGGTGCTAATTGACATACAAGAAGCATCAAGAGACATTGCCGGCATTGATTACAAGCCTGATGGGCCAGGCGGGAGGCTGGTGCCAATCGACCCCCCTGAAACGGTTACGCAAGAGCGCGAACGCAAAGCACAGGAACTTAAGGACAGGTTGGTTTCATCAGGCGGCAGCAGCACCGGCAGCACGGCCAAGGCTCCTCAAGACATCTCAAAAGAGATGCAGGCGCTACTGCTTAAAGAGCAAGAGCTCAGGTTTTCTAATGACGAGCTAGCCCAAAGCAAAATAAAGAAGGAGATCGAAGTTCAGCGGATACTAGAATCTCAGCTACAGCCACGGGAAAAAAATATCGCATTAATTAAAGCGCAAAATGATGAACTTTTTAGGACTTCAAGCATCTTTAGCGAAAACTTTAAAAAAGCCGCTGAAGCGGACGATCAAATTAAAAAAACTGCGATCAATGCAGTAAAAGCCGCAATCTCTCAGGCAGCAGAAATTGACGCGCAAATTGAAGCGCAAGGCGAAAAGATGAAAGACGTCTATAAAGGCATCGGAGACTCTATTCAAAATGGTGTAGTCGATGCTTTAACCGCTGCTGTAGATGGTACAAAATCTCTCGCAGAAGTCGCATCAGCAACATTAAAAGACATCGGAAACATGTTTATAAAGCTTGGAATCAACCAATTATTTAACTCTTTAGGTTCAGGCGGTGGCTTTTTGGGCCAGCTGTTTGGTTCCGCGAAAGGAAACATAATCGCTCAAAATAAAATCGTACCGTTTGCTAAAGGCGGTATCGTAGGGGAGCCGACGATCTTCCCCTTGGCAAATGGTACGGGGCTGATGGGGGAAGCTGGCCCAGAAGCGATCATGCCCCTTAAACGAAGCCCTAGCGGTCGTTTAGGCGTTGAGGTTGCTAGCACCCGCGAACAGCTGAACAATCAGCAAGCCGTTGCTAGCACCCGCGAACAGCTGGACCGCCAACGAGCCGTTGCGAGCACTCGCGAACAGCTGAACAACCAGCAAGCCAAAGCCATGCAACCGCTGGACATTCGTTATGAATCGACGGTCATAAACAACGTCGAGTACGTCACAGCAGAACAGCACCGCAAGGGCATGGCGCAGGCAGCCGAGCGCGGACGGGCAATGACCCTAACGACGCTACAAAATAGCCCTAGAACTCGCAGCAGGGTTGGTATCTAATGAGCGCGTACGCCTTTGTCAACTACGTTCGTTTTAAGACGCAAGCCGATGTTTACACCGGCACGCCATATCAAAATTTCAGCGTCAATCAGACTCGCACTTACGGCGGTGTGACCTATAACTTTGCACCGTTTGCCGTCTCATCTGGCGGCGGTGCTCGCGGCGGTGAACGCTCCAATGCTGCACTGGTCGCCGGTACGGATGCGATCTCTGTAAATCTGTTCGCAGAAGCGGTCCAGAGCCGTTACATCTTGGAGATCAAGACTGTCAGCCTCGACCCGCTGACGTTTGCAGACGAGGCATTGATTTCAACTGAAACATGGCGCATTGCGTCGTATGAAATGGACACAACAACGATAACTATGCGTTTGACATCACCACTTGATGCAGCAAAAGCTCAAATCCCTCGGCGCACATTGAGCACAGAATTGGTTGGAGCATTGCCAACCAGTGGGACATTGGTTATCGGTTGATGTGGCATCGTTGGATTGGTCTTCCTCATGAGTTTCGAGCGGATCCTAATGACGGTCAAGCGGCTGACTGTCTGATCATGACCTGGCACGTTTTAGATGCTGCAGGTGTTCCACACCCTGGATTAAATGCGGAGTGGCTGAGCATGGCGGAACGCGGTGATTACGAAGCTCTAGCTCTGCTGTATCGAGGGCTTACAATGTCTTTAAGCGCGGCGGAAGAATACGCAGTGACAATGTTTCGGGCGGCAGATCATATCGGTATCGGCGTTGTCGCAGATGGGGGGCTTTTGCATGTGAACCGGCGAAAAGGCGTGCACTGGATTCCGGTGGAGCGGTGTAGAAAAATGGAATACAGGAGGTTTAAATAATGCTGCCATCTGATCGTTACATAGCTGAAATCCTTGGCCTTACAGAGGCGCAGTATCGACACTTTCAAATCGAGGCAAGGAAACGCGCAGCGGAGGGTCCGCAACCTGCTGTCGTAGGGGCAACTGCCACAGTGCTAGCGATTGTCAATCTTGTGATTGGCCTGGGCTCAGTTGCGGTTTCCTTGCTGTTAAAGCCTTCTGCACCAAAAGCTCCGGGTGAGCAGGGCCAGCCAACTCAACGCCAAGAGGAAGGCAGCACAGTCCTACGAAACAGTCGGTTTGCGCCACGGTATGGCTTTAATTCGCAGCAAGACATCGCAGCGTTAGGCAGCGTTATCCCGATTGTTTACGCTCGTAAAGAAACCATATCAGGCACAGATTACGGCGGCATTCGGATCAACATGCCGATGATTTGGAACCAGATTCTGAGCTTAGGCGGCGGCCAGATGATACGCGGCGTATTTTTACTCAGTGAGGGATCAATTAGCAGCGTTGACCCTAATAACTTTGCGATCGGTAGCAGTGCGTTGCAGGGCTATATTTTTGACAGCAATTCTGCTACTGAAGCAGCCTCACGGGTAACGCTTTATCTCAGCAAAGATGGAGGCCGAATTGCTGGGGCTGACAGAGTAGCTGGCCGGTCAAACGCCAACGATGACGGCAGTTCTACCAGCTCAGATGTTTTTCAGGTCTACTGGAACGGAGCAGAGCGAACAGATTTCTGTTCGTCCAACCGGCCAAGTACACAGACGACTTTTGGCGTCTATGCGCCGATTGGTAACGACCTGATGTACAAGGTCAACCCAATAATCAGCCCAGGAGTAAGAAGCCAGACAGGGCCGGGTGAAGACTCTGAGCAGGTCACTGTTGACTGCCCGGTAGATGCGCCAAAGATGAACAAACGGGATAAGTATCGGGCCAATTTTTCAACATTTAGCGGTGTCAATCAGATCAATTCCACCGCAGGGACAAGCCCTGGGACTGCAACTTCAGTCAGCGTCGGGGATACCGTTAGCTACAGGCTTCACAACGGAAGTGACTGGGGGACTGTTTTCAGCACCTATGGGGACTCAGATGATGATGCTGAAGCGAAAGATGTGGCTTCAGCGGTTGCTTCGTTGCAAAAAACTTGGGATGATCGGTTAGTGGAGGGTGAGCTGTATAAAATCGGGACGGCTTTATGCGTCTGTACAGGCCGCACTTCAGAGGAGTTTGTATCACAAGCCGATCTGAATGGCAGCGGGGGGCAAGCTGTTGTTGCAAGCTTCACTGTTGTTGAGTCTGGTTCTATCAAAAACTTTTCCGCATCAAGACTCGAAGATGCAGGCGGTGATTTAGGTGTGCGGGAAAAAGGCACGACAGGTGGTCACTTGCTGCGCTACGCACGGGGATCGGTGTCAACGTCGAGGGCATGTCAAGCCGTGGAAGTTGGCCTGAAATCTACTCTGGGAATAAGGGTAAACAACCTTTGCAACTTTAGAGACACAAAAACTTATGAATACGCCGATACGCAATGGTGTCAAACTTTTGAAAACAATCCGCCGGAAGATATAGTTAATAACTTCTATCAAAGCGGTGTTATTACAGCACCTGTGCAGCGATATTCGTTTTTCAAAATTAAATACAGAACGGTCGGGAGCAGTAGCTGGACGGAGTTAAGTAATGCCTACGGGACCAGAAGCGAAACTCAGCAACCTGTTTTTAATTACATCCGCTTTGAGTTTAGCTCCACCAAGGTACGTGAATTTATGTTTGAACCTCTTTCAGGGTTTGAAGTTCGCCAAGGCCACTACGGGAGCGCGTTGTATGTTCTTGACCCCAAGAAAGGTCCAGCTACTATTTCTGACGGCGGGATAAGTGTTGTCTTCAATGGTGAAAACATTGCGCTCAATACAAGCAACTTTGGCATTGCTTTTGGTAACGCTGATTCTGCCTTAAGTTCTAACTATGTTTACGACGAAGACACAAACGGTGATGACCCTACGGTCACAAGAAATTACAACGGATTGCCCCTTGTAGACACCAGCACTTACATCGACGACTATGGAAAATTAGCGGAAACTTTTGTTTATTCAGAG